TTGATCCGAGTGCGTGTATGGATGCAAATCTTATCAATAACACTTGGGAAATAAAAGATTGGCAGTTTAGGTCGTTTCCTAGAGATGCTAATAAAGCTACATACGATGATAACATTAACCTAGTAGTCAATACATCCACTGAACATTTTGCCAGTAGAGAATGGTACGATCGTATACCCAACGGTACATTGTGCTTGTTTCAAGGTAATGACCTAGTTATAGATGATCACGTACAGCGTCCAGAAAATTTAGAACATTTCAAATCTCTCTGGCCTCTCAAAGAGTTGTTTAGTGGATCATTGCATTTTGATTTTAAAGATGCACCTTACACTAGACACATGACTATTGGTTACAAATAATGGCATTAAAAAACGGTAAACCTAATGCACTTAATGCATTAGATTTAAGAAAAGTCTCTTTTCCAGCACATCATTTTCATTATACACTATTAGAAAAATATACACCTACCTATCATAAAACAATAGACTCTTGGATATATCAAAATCTTAACAGTCGCTATTATGTAGGACAAGCTGTAGATCTAGTAGACAATACAATAGTCTACGTTACTAAAATTGGATTTGAGCAAGAAAAAGAACTTAGTTTCTTCAAACTTGCCTGCCCACATTTAACCTAACAGATAATTAATAAGCATATATAATTCATATAAGGAGGTCTTATGACTGAAGAAACCAATATACAACAACCGGCAGAAACTGCGCCACAACAAGAATCAAATGATTTAACTATTAGCGATCTTAGTGCTATGAAAACTATTATTGACATTGCTAGTTCACGCGGTGCGTTTAAGCCTAACGAAATGGTAGCCGTTGGGCAAACATACAATAAACTGTCTGCATTTTTAGATTCAGTAGCAAAAACATCAAAGCAAGGAGCTTGATATGCAATCCTTAAAACACGTAGGAAGAATTAAAACAACTGGTCGTAGATGTATGGTAGTGTTTAGAACATTGCCAGGCGATGCATTTAGTTGTCTTGTTGTTCAAACAGAAAGTCTTGACTCAAGCTATCATGATCAACTAGTAAGTCTGGTCGAGTCTAATGCAGCTCAATCTGCAAATGAATTTAGTGAAGTATTAGCTCGTGCTGTATTTTCAGACGGTAGCACAATGTTACCTAGCTTGCATGTAAAAGGACTAATGGCTAAGTTTCCGACTGACGCTATTGAGATGGTTCCTAATATGCAGACAACTATTATGTTGTCAGAATTAAATCAAATTATTGCACAACAAGCAGGTGTTAGCGTACAGGATCTTGCTATTAAGCCTAATGCAAATCAGAATGTTGAAATTCAAGAAATGGCAAGAGTAGCTGATATTAGTCCTAAAACTGGCAACACTGATCCATTAATGGATCAGGAAGATTACGGACGCACTACTAGCATGTCGGTTAACGAATCCATCGAGCCGTTAACCGATGACGCACTTGCTAAAAAATATCGCAGTGATGCTGATAGACTAAGCAAAGAAGCGGCCGAATTACGCAGACAAGCTGAAGCACTTGCGCCAACAAAGAAAAAAGCTACTGTTAAAGCGTGAATAAAGGAAAGATATTTCCTAAAGATGTTGTTGAACATTGGCCTGAAGTATTTGGGGAAATTACGTTAAACGTAGTTCCCCTAGTATACTTAGACTCAGTCACGGTTACATTTAAAAATAAAAAAGTTTGGGAAATTAAAATAAGTTCAAAACAGGCAAAAGACGACTGGGATGCTTTTGAACAGAATCTTAAAGAAATGCTAGCATCTTATGAAAGCGAAATTGAAAATGTTGATTTTAAACTAGATACAGAAAGAGTTAAAAAAGACATGATTAAACATACTAATCTTTTTTTAAGAAAACGAAAATTAAAATGAACGTTAAACTTTTATCATATTCACAACCAACAGAAGAATTTGCTAATTTAGGAGTTGACGATGCGCAAGAACTTATTGCGTACTGCGCCCGTGTTAGCAATCCTAGCAATCAACTTAATACAGAAACTAGTGAGAAACTAATTAAGTATCTAGTCAAACATCAACACTGGTCGCCACTTGAAATGGTTTCAGCCTGTATTGAAATTACTACCACTAGAGATATTGCTAGACAAATTCTTAGACATAGGAGTTTTAGTTTTCAAGAATTTAGCCAACGATATGCGGACCCTACTAAAGATCTTAACTTTGTCACTAGAGAAGCAAGACTACAAGATCCAAAGAATCGCCAGAACAGTGTTCAAGTAGATGATACAGATTTACAAAACGAATGGTTTCGTGCCCAACAAAGAGTTATCTATGCCGCAAAAAGAGAGTACGAATGGGCTATTAAAAATGGCATAGCAAAAGAGCAGGCTCGAGCAGTACTACCAGAAGGTCTTATTGAAAGTCGTTTATATATGAACGGTACTCTACGTAGCTGGATACATTTTATTGAACTACGTAGTGCAAATGGTACACAGAAAGAGCATCAAGAAGTAGCCGTTGCATGTGCTAGTGCAATTGCTGCTATCTTTCCAATGGCTACTGATCTAGTTACTCAGGGCGCATTGGCAACTTAACATTAAGTTTAAATTGTTCGTACAACCAGGACCAGTCATTAATTTTAATTAATGCGTCCTGGTTATTTTTATTCTCAATTCCATACTGCATACCTAACATTGCACCCGGTATTACATATTCTCCAAACCGTCTATCTAATCCTTTAGTGGTCCATGCTTGTAATCGTTCAGCAGTCTCATCTTGATTTGTTCGTGCAATCGTACTGCTGGCTAACTTTGCAGCTTCTCTAAATCCGCTACGCCATGCATTCCACGGACTAGATGCAAATCTATTAACGCTTGCTACTGTAGGAATAATTTTAAGTTTATTACTAAGACTAGTAGTAATGTCAACTCCACCTTCTGTTCCACCAAACAACATTTTAGGCAATAGCTTAATAGCACCATTGCCGTACTCTAGATCATTTATTTCATTACGACTATGCCAAATATGTACTAGATCAAAGTTATAATCTTCTACAAAATAATCAAAGTTAAATGAATCTAGTACTTCATTATCAGCGTCAACTACCCAAAAATAATCTGTTGTAGATTGTTCAGCACAGGCCTTGTGACTGAGATAGATATTGGCTTCTCCGTATACACGTTTTGCCTGAGGGAATCTCTTACTTAGTATTTGCCAGTTTGCCCAACTATTGGGCTCATTGTAAGATAGAAAAAATATGTCGTATGTTATATCTTGCAACGTATATTGATTATTATATTTTACACTAGTGAAAAACTCTTGCGTAGTATCTATTTGCCTATTTTTTGCAATAAGATAGCATTGACATTTTTCGGTATATTGTTGATAGAGTTTAAAAACATGGATGTATTCACTATCCCATTTTTTAGGTTCAAATACTAACATGTCATCTAAAAATTCATAACTAGAATCAATGAACCAAAAGAAGTTAGTAAAAACATTTTTCTTAGCTAGTTCAGCTGTATTAGTTAGCGTAATATCAAATTCTATAAATTTAGCAAATGGAAATTTTTCTGTTAGTAATTTGCCGCGTTCAACTGATAACGGTTTAGAATTATAAAATACTAGATCGTACATTATTCTTTATCCAAAAATCCAACACCATTTCTGTATTGCTGTAGGTGTACTGCTTTAAAAAATTTACTAGCATCTGCATCTAAGTTAGCAATTTCAAGATCAAGTGCGTTTTTTAACTCATTTCCATAGTAAGAAATTTTAGTATCTAAATCAGTTATACTTTCTATTTCTGTTTTCCACATGTTGGTAAGATACTCAAAGTCTCTAACTTGCACGTAATCCCAATCTGTACAATTAGTCATATAACAACCGTGTCTTGCTCCTAATATAGCCCAGTTACCATTAATAGTGTCTTGTCCTATATTAAGCCATACTAGTAATCGTTGTAGATTTTTCCAATGTATTTCTTTCTTAAATTCTTTGTTAGCAGTCTTAACTCCGCGATCAAGTGACATCTTTACGCCTTCACGGAATCCAGCTCGCCATGCTTGGAATGGGCTAGCATTATTATAGACATCACTGTAACAACTATTCATCTGTATGTATTCTGCATCCCAACAAAAATCTACCTGTGCATTAGGATCGTCAGCGGGTGCGTTTTCATGTGTTTTCATGTCTAGCACATACTGTTTAGGCCACAACTTTAATCCGCCATTGCCGTACATAAGTCCGTTGACTACGTTGTATCCTGCCCAACTAATAACACACTTTGATAAGTCTTTATGTTCTTCAAAGTTGACTTCTTGATTAAGAAAGTCTTCACGTACAATGTTATCACCGTCCACTGTGACAAATCTGTCTGTGTCACTTAATCTAGCGCAGGCCTTGTGTGCTTCATCGCTACCTTTAACGCCATGAACACGTTTTGCCCACGGCACTTTCTTTAGTAAATCTGCATAATTTTTTTCTGCATTTGGTTCGTCGTAACTAAGGTAAATTATATCGTAATCTAAAATTTTAACTGTTTGTGTCATATAATATTTGATATCCAACTGTGGAAAAAAATTGTTTAACATATACCGATATGTTAATAATATCACCTTCTTTATCTAACTGATAATCTACAAGCTCTCTATCTTTGTTAATTAAATCATTTACAGAAAGTTTAATAGTTCTATAGATAAAATTCATGCTACTATTGTCTACTACATAAATCTCAAGACTAGTGTTAAGATTATATTTTAATAAAGACTGTTTTTGATCTGGCCTAATTTGAAACCCCCATTTTTTTAGTAATGGGTAATTTTCAATAGTAAACATGTTGTCCCAATTATCAACTACTGGAACTTCAGTTAAAAATATTCCTGTGCTTGAATCTTCATATATAGATACAATCTTAGGTGTGTTTTGATCTATAAAAATAATTTTATATTTTGCTAATTGTTTTTTTTCAACTAAAAATTCTCTAATTGTATCATATTCAAATTCAACAAAATTTGAAAAGGATAAATTTTCTTCGTTAGTAATAGACAACAAATTTCCGTTATCTTTATCAAAGTACACTCTATATACTAAAGATGTGTTGCTCAATGCTAGTGCTTGTGCCAACAGTTCTGGAGGAATAATATCTTCTTCAGGATTATACATTTAATTTCTCAATAATTTGATCAGTAAGAAATTGATCTTCAACATAATGTACTACGCCTGATTGTTTAAAATTATTAAAATATAATTCTCTACGATTGTTAAAATTAATCATCATTTGAGTTAACCACGATACTGGAATAGGATCCCATCCTTGTAATGCAGGTTTCATGTGTACAAAAGTAAAAGGAGAATTAGTGTGAACTATTGTATCTTCAATTCCTAATATTTTTGCAGCAATAGCTACAGTAACATCCATGCTAAAAAATTTCTGCTGTTGTTTAGGAGCATTATCGTAATAAATTCGTTGCCAGTTATTTGTAATGAATTCAACTAGTTTAAAAAATGTTAAGGCAGTTTCAGATTTTCTAAAATAGAACATTCCACAATATAGATTAGGCAAGTCATTTTCTACAAATGTTTTTCTATATACAGTATCAACAATAGTGCGATCTTTATAATCTGCTACACGAGATGTAAAAAATAAATCACGATCATTAACAAATTTCCATGCATGTTCAATGTTATCCAATACTAACATGTCAGCATCAAATACTATAGTTTCATCATATGGACTTGCATAATATAACTTCCAACGATTTTCAATTTTCCATTCACTAGAGGCAGCAGCATCACCAAACGGTATAGGAATTATTTGATCAAAAACTGATTGATATTCTTCAGGCACATGATCATTAGTAACAATACTAATATTATTAATTGTTGGCTGAGTAGCCTTAATGCTTAGTGCAAGGGCGTATGCTTGACGAACATAATCAACATCGCTATTTTGTGCAATAACTAAGAAGCCCTGTGTCATTGTGCTTCCTTGTTTAAGTATCTTGTTAGACTGTATTTGTTCATAACATGCATGTCTAGATCCTTAGTTTTAGTAGCAATATATTCTCCTGAATAATTTTTCTTTTCAACTAAAAATTTTAACGTAGTATCTTCTATGTCAACTAGCACATCTCTATCAAGAGTGTAGTTCATTTTACCAGGTAACGATTTAGCAAAGTCAGTGCCCATCATATGTATTGCGATACTAAACGCAAAATCGTTTCTAAACACAGTTGAATCAATATTATATAGAGCTCTAAAATAACCCCAATTTTGTTTAACGTGCTTTACAAGATCAAAAAACGCTTGATTTACTTTTGACTTTTTAAAGTAAAACGCCGTTGCCCAATAGAAAGGAATAGCATATTGATTTAAGTATCTAAAACTTCTATCATCTCTCCACTGAGCAAGATCAAAACTATCTTGGTAGATTAAAAAATCATTAACATTATCCCATATCTTAGCTAGATTAGAACTATTAATAATGTAGTCACTGTCAATAACCAGTGTTTCATCATAGGGAGTTAGATCATAGCAATCTGATCTATTTAGATTTTTCCACGTTAATGTTTTAGATGCAAGTGTACCATCATAGAATCTTTTTGTCTGCTGTGTGTCGGTCCAGGTTGTAATAAACTGATCAAACACATCTGCTGCCGTTGGTTGACTTTGTAATAACCAATCTTTACTATCAGTGATTAAACTAACAGGTACATTTAGATGTCGTTTAACTTGTTCGGCAGCAAACAATGAGATTTTAGCATAGTCAATTTCACTGTTATTTTGAGCAAAAATTAGAACACCACGAGTCATAGATTTACTAGATCTCCAACTCGTCTTTTAGATCTTAAGTCTGCATACTTGGCCAAATATTCATTAGTTGCTTCATTATATACTGACAACATATTATCTAAAAATTCCTGTAAGTTTGAAACTTTTAAAGGAATACGGTTGTCATCTAATAGAATTGATTCTGTATTCCCAAGCTCAGTTAATGTATGCACAAAAACAATCAACTCTCTAGACACAGTAAAACTGGATCCTTGAAAGTAATAGATGAGACTTTGGTTGTATTCTTCTAAGGCAGTCTTTCTAAGATTGCCAAGTGTAGCCATGTAATTGGCTGTTTGAAATGCTTTTTCTAATCGTTCGTCCACAGAGACCTCCAGAGTAACTACTATACAATATAGTAGTTATCTTGTCAAGAGGTATGGGTATTGCCGTCCTGATTAGGCAGCAGTTGGTGTTAATACAGAAACATTTGTGCCGCTTGGGCGATACATTGCAACCACTGTGTTTAGTGTTGGTTGTACATCTTCGTCAAAGTTTGGATCGCCTGCATCATTATCGCGGTATTCCATTGTAAGAATTAATTGTGTGCCATCAGCAGATTTTCTAGCATACGCATAGTATCTGTTCTCAGCATATGATCCTGCAGGTGCTGCCTTTTCACCAATTAATTGATTGCTAGTATTTAGATCTTCCCAGCCGATTGAATAACTAGTTGCTGATGACCCTGTGTATGTTGTAGCAGTATAGTTCATAACAAATTCGCCCATTTGAGTGAACATTGTGTTCCAGTCATTGTTCTTACTAGTGCCAGTAGTTATGTTTGCACTAATTCTTATTTTGCCGCCTGCATTAAAGAAATAACGCATATTAGCTGCAGATCCATTTCCGCCTGTGTTACCAGTAATAGTAACAGTATGAGTCAATGTTGAATTCCAAGTAGATGATTGTGTCCTAGTGAGCAATCCTTCTGTTGAGAATTGTCCGCCAGCACTATCTGTATCAATAGAGTACTTGTTAGTGTTAAGAGTAGTAGCAAATGTGCTGTATTGAGATCTAAATGCTTCCGTGATTGCTGCTCCACTGGCCGGGACCACTAAATTTCTACCGTCTGTTGCTGTAGTTGATCCAACTGCAGAACCAACTTGGTGTTGTCTTGCTTTTACCATGTCAGTGCGCAGGTTAAGCCACTGCAGTGCGGTGATTTGATTACCGGCGGATACATCAGCTGAAGTTAAAGTCTGTCCATACCCGCTAGTACCTGTACCCATCACAGTATCTACAACAGCTCTAATACTGTTATAGTCTGTTGCTTGAATTAATTGTCCAACACCTGCTGCCATTTTCTTTCCTTACAATATAATTGCTTCTATTAACTTTACACTGGTATCGTTACTAGATTCTAAAGCAATAGCAAATACATCAGTTGAATGATGGACTCCTACGCTAGCACACCCGTTGTTTGCTGCGATAAGATTGTCACCTTTTTTCACTGCGCCAATAACTCGAACAGGTACACGCCCTTTTAGTGCAACATAAGTACCGCCTTCTAATTCGCTATTCATCATGTAAGCAGGATTTGTACTTACTGCACCTATTGCACGTTTGCCCCATGAACTAGCAGTTATTTCTTTTTCTCCACCTACTACCATAACAGTACCTGGAGCATATTCTGCATCTGCAAGATACTTTTCTGCTAAGTCAGCAAATCTAGCTGTAGTAGCAGTACCTTGAAATACATTTGCATAAAGGTCGCCGCTTGCATCTCTTGCAGCAACAGTGTTTATAGTTGCTAGTGTAGTAGCAAGTCTGTATGTGCCTTGCACTAGTAATTCATCAGTTTGTAATGCATTACTAGCAGTTCCCCAGAATGTGTGAGCAGTTGACGTAACTCCTGTTGAATCTGTACCTGTTAGTGTAAGACCTTTTTTAATGTCGCTAAATCCTAAAATAGGATTAATACCATCATCAAGTGTAAATTCATCTGCAGAAATTACATATAAAGGTTCATCATTAATAATAGCTTCAATAATAGCATGAGATACACCTAGATCGTCTTTTACTGATCTAGAACGCATCTGTGTAGTACCAATACCACCAGCAGTTTGCGGGCCGATTAATACATATCCGGTTGACGGTTTTTTAACATAAAGTTGATTATTATCAGTATCAAACCAAAAGTCACCTGTTGTTAATCCTACAGGTTCATCGCCACCAATTTCTGCGCCGCCTGTAGATCGAAATCTACTACCGTCATAGAATTTTAGTTTACTCTGAGTCGAATCAAACCAAATTTGGCCGCTAATTGGACGAGGGGGTTGACTTCCGCCAGAGAAGCTTTCCAACAAATGTAGGAAATTCTCGTTTTGTACTTCACCGTAACCAGCGTAATTTTTGCCGATTAGCTTAATATCAAATGTACTATTAATTGTACCATCTTCTACTACTACTGGTGTTGTACCACTATATCTATCAATACTATATGGCATTTAGTTCTACCCCTTAACTTTATGTATTTAGTTTCAAAATCAATTTAAATCAACCCATGCTCCTGCTGCATAAGCCTGGATTTTATCAGTTGTTGTATTATAAATTAGCTCGCCGTTATTTGCACTAGTCATTACTCTAAGATCACGGGCACTTGTTGTGTATTTTGGCAGCTGGAGTTGAGTCGTGGCCCTAACTCCTCCTGCAACATCTAATGTATATTCCGGCGTATTAGTTAATATTCCTACTTTAGCATTTCCAAAATTACTAGTAATTGCCAATGTGCTTACATTTGTTGCTATTTCAAAATTCTGATTTGGTCCCAACAATAACGGTAGATTGTTTGCAATTGCTACTGTGCCGGATGTGCTAGTATCACCACCAGTACTCATAAAATCAGTATAGTCTAGAGTCGCTCCACTAAGTCCTGTTATTGTGTCTGCTTTACTAGCAGTAACATTAAACTTCATTCCAGAAAGTGTACTAGCATTAAATCCTGGCTTAATTGTGCCTGTAAAATTAGTTATAGCAGTCTTTGGTGTAAATTCTATTGTACTACTACTAAAAATTCCTAACAGTTGACCTTGCGCCCATAATTCAACAATTACTCGTAGTGCATTGTTTGTATCATATAATGATACAACTTCAAATCCAGACTTTTGTTGACTGTCGCCCCATATTTTACTTGCTTCATATCTGTTGTTTGCAGATGAATAAAAATACAAACGCTTTTCTGTACTGTCAATCCACAGATCACCTTGTGCTACAATACTAGGAGCAGTAGGTTGCACGATAGGACCGCTTCCTATTCTAAACCCGTTGCCGTCATATACTTTTAATCTGCTGGTTGCAGTGTCATACCAAATCTGACCAGTTACTGGATTATTAGGAGCTGAAGTATTTGCAAAGTTTTCTAATAGTTTTATTAAATTTTCATTAAAAAATTCACCGTAACCGGCAACGTTCTTACCAATAAGTGTGAGGTCTGTGGCTGTTTGGTCAACAGTACTGTCAACAATTTCTGTTAGCAAGGTTCCATCTGTTTTATTAATTTTATAAGTCATTATACAATCCTACCAGTATAAATTATGTAGTTTATTGTTAAGTAAGGATTCATAATATTCAAAGGTAGATCAGTAGTTGTTGAATCTACGCTGCCGCTGTTTACCATAAACTTACTGTACCCAGTTTGTAATTGTACTGAACGGCCAACCGCTTCAGAGTCTGCAATAGATCCAGGATCTGTTGAATCAGTGACTGAGTAAAACTGGGTGCCGGTATCTCCGGTAAAGTCGTGAACGTGATCAGGAAGGTTTGTAATATTAATTGATTGTTCTTCATTACCGTTTGATAACCCTACAGTATCCGCTGATACTGCAGTAACTCTGTTAGCTACTGGTCCAGGGATTCCGTCTTTATCTAACGTAGTTGTTCCTGATGTTGCGCCAGATGGTAATAAAGGAACTGATATACCATTATTCATATTATCAGCACCAATGGCCATCCTACCTCTTAGATCAGGCAATCTAAATGTTGCAATACCTACTAATGGTACTAACCCATTATAACTGGTGCCTATGGTTGCAAACAGTTCGGGGTATGAACTAATTGATACCTCTGCACCGTCACATAATAGGTAACCATTGGGTAATGTTGTTCCTGCAAATGACACAAGAGATCCAATAGGCACTGTCGCTACTGTAGATAGGAACGTTGTTTTTGTTATTTTTCTTAGGCCAGTTAATGGTCTGTTTACTAGCAGTTCATCTGTAGAAAGAAAATCAAGCAATTCAATCTTATTACCAATAACGTCTGAACTTAATGCAGTTGTAAAAATTGCAGTGCCGCCAACTTGCTGACCGTCAAAACTAATTGTGTTAGTACTAATAACGTCGCCAGTTAAAGAAAAATCTGTAGAGCTAACTAGTCGAGTTGCTGTTCCTGTAACTGAACCATTAAATGCACCGTTAAAAGATCCAGTAAAAATTGTACTAAGGTCTGGATTGCCAATGTTATTAGCATAAATTGTGTTGTAACGTAACAAATTAGTACCAATATTATGTACATTGTTTGCTACTGGAGTGATAGAATTTGAAGTTAGTGTGCCAGTAATATGAGCACCGGTGCCTACACGCAGAGTTTTTGCAATACTTGCGCCACCTGCAGTTTTAATACTGCCATTACTTAAGGTTGTACTATCTGTTGTGCTGGTAACAATTATATCATTACTAACTTGTAGTTTACCATTAATATCTAATGCTTCTGCAGGATTTGTTTTGTTTATACCTACGCTTGTTCCGGTGACTGTCAACACATCACTAGAAGTTCCTGCTTGATTAACTCTAAGGAATATACTAGAACCTTCAATTTTATTAGTTAAAACTGTAGCACCATTTAATGTGTTAGTTAGTGTAGTATTAAGATCGGCACCTACAATTAATCCGGCATTGTTTTTAATAGTAAGACCGTAGTCAGTAGTACTTGCAACATCACCTCTAAGGAAATTATTTGCATCAAGACCATCAGCATACCCTGATACTACAAGTTTTGTTGCACGATCAGCTGTTCCCCAAAACTTGTTAAGTACAATTCCATTAAGATCAAAGTCTTTAGTTGACATGTTAACACCTTGATTGATTACTGAAAATCCATCAATTGTTATTTTTGGTGTAAATGTATCTTTACTAATAATTGCAACAACTTCACCAGCAATGATAAAGTTTAATATAATGCGTGGTAAGTTTGCTGTATCATAAATTGACTCTACTTTAGGTCCTGACTGCGTTCCTTCACTAAATTGAGGTCCGACTAGTAACCAGTTAGATCCTGACCATAAGTATAATTGTTGATTACTTGTGTCGACCCATAGATCTCCAATGACTGCTGTTGTGGGACGGGCAATACTTTTTGTTACATTGCCTGCAGCTACCCATTTAGTACTATCCCAAACTTTTAATTGTGGTTGAGGTGGGCTCGAAGTAGTACCAGTGTCATACCATAGTTGTCCTAATACAGGTTTTGTTGGACGATCAATGAAAGAACTAGCAAAATTTTCTAGTAAATGTAGGAAATTTTCTCCAATTGCTTGGGCATATCCTGGAAGATTCTTTCCTACAAAACTTAAATCAGTTGTTTGATTTAAGTCTAAATCGTTAACTGTAATACTTCCGTTGTTAGGTTGGTCAAAATGGTCAATTTGATATGGCATTATGCTACCTCACTAAGGCCAGTTAAACTCTGAATACGCACTGTGTAATCAACTTGAATTAATCTATTTAGAGACTTTTGTACTGGATGAAAGATCACATGAGTTAATAGTCGGCCAGTGCCATCTGTAGCATAAGATTTTAATCCTAATTCATCAAATACATATGTACCATCAGCACTAGTAGCATTGTCAAATGCTTCTTGACTGCTAGGCTCGCCGTAGTCCAATAAACAAGTGATAAACACATCAGTATAATTTGTGCCGGTTACGTGTCTAGTTTCAATTTTATTGCGAATAGGATCAGTGTTTACACTAGCACGGTCATCTACCACTTTAGAATAAGTTTCATTGTATAAACTTGCACTAGTTCCTGTGCTATTAGGTGTAAGATAGGTAATAATGCCCGTAGGATCTATAGTAGTTCCTCCGTTACCAAATGCCATCTCATAGATGAATCCCTGTCCTGCATTAGCAATACTTTCTGCTAATGAGATGCTCATGTTTTCGTAGTGGATAGCATTGCGCTTATTAATAAACACTTCACCAGTTTCTGGATTGTGAATTTTAATATGCCCTTCAATGTGTATTCCTGATAAGTCTTTACCTTGCATAAATGATCTCTTTTTTATATTTACCTAATACTAATAAGTGGGTAGATTATACCGTCTACCCACTTAAATATTAGTCATTTTGATTATTAGACAGCGTGTACTGATATTTATCTGTCAAATATTCTGGAAATATTGCCTCTGAATTTTTAATAAAATTAGCAATCTCACTGTTAGAGTTATGTAGATCAGTTTCGCCCCACTGGGTGCCTGTCTTTTTAATCACTACAATTCGTGTGTCTGCTGCTGCCTGATCTGTTAAACTAATACTACTGGCAACTCCATTTACTGAGAACTCAGCAGTAAAGTTAGAGTCGCCTTCCGGGCTGTAAGGATAGCCGTTTGACTCTTCAAATAACGTATAGTCTACTTTCTTTAATTTATATCCGCCTACAAATACGTCAATTTCATTTACACTAGTTGGTATATATCGTAATGCTACATTAGATGTACTACCATTGCTTATAGAAGTTTCAATAACATGAGTGTCAGCATACGGAATAGTTTCTGTTGGTCCAATGTCTAACACTAATGTGTGCTCTAAATGTACAGTAGGTGCTCCTGTACCTAATGTAGCACGGCGTAATTGCCCTAAAGTATTGCCTACTTTCGTAAAATACTCAATACGCTCGCCATTAATTTCAATAATGCCAGGCAAATTCAATACAGGATTAGGTGAGCTTAGTTTTGATCCGTCGACTAGTAGAATTTCTGCATCTTTCTGCAGTAAATCTCTAGCTAATCGTGTAGACTTAGCTTTAGAAATTCTCTTATAGTGTGTGCGATTTAATATATCTTTAAACTGCATGTAACCATAACTAGATTTAATATGTTGGTCACTAAAACAAACTATGTCTAAATAATCTGTAGTTTCCATAGGAGCTGCTAATTTCACTGTAACATGATCTGCATCTAAATAATAGTCAACGCTATGTGTTAAAATTTTACCATTCTTAATAACCCAAACGTAATCGTCAGTAACAACTGATCTACTTAATTTAAATTTACCGCCAACTAAGTGTTTAGCTCTAAAATAATCGTATGTTCCGCTAACTAATGACCCGCTTAGACTAGTATACTCTGTTTCACGTTGAATAGCTTCAACAGAATGATTGTAAAAAGATATTACTTCTACAGTGCCCGTTGGTGGAGTTGTAAAATTTATTTGATTACCATTTATTGTATAGTTTTCATATGCTAACTTAGCTACAGTTAAGGTTGCTCCTTCTACATATGCTTCTGCTCTTAGATTAATTGTAACTCCAGAGTAATCAATTACATAACCAGATCCATATGTTAACTGGGCTCCGTTTACAAAGATTGCAAAATCTGTAGGTGTTGGAACATAAGGAGGTGACTTATAGGCAGCTAATGTATAATCTAATGTATTATTTTCTAAAACAAAATATTCATTTACAGTTGTTCTATATATAAAATTTCCAGCACTTACTAAAACATTATTTGCATATGGTTCGGTAGTGCCTATTGGATTTGCTAGTGTAAAGGTGTCTAGCACACCATCTGTTGGCAGTGTTTCAATTTTAATAATAGATGCTGTTTGATTTTCATCAGCAGTTATCATATAAGTGATTAATTCGTTAACAGGTCGAGCTGCTGCAAATCTAATACCAACTTTATCTAATGATGCGTATGCGTCTGTAGTCTGAAATAGCTCGTAATTAACAGCTAGCCCGTCAACTAACACTACTGATCCTATTCCTTCAATCCACGGCGCATTAGTTACGTACTCTAATGTTGCGCCATCTGATATAAAATAGTCAGAATCTAATAATGATTCACTGGCTACACTAAATGTAATTACACTTAAAATTTCTTTATCTGCAGGCGGTGGTGCTGTTAATAGAGTAACTGTACTATCTTGCCAGTTTACTGTGTAATCGATACCTTGTCTCAGAATATTACTATCCACCTTAACAAATATAGATGCAAGATTGCCAGGAATTTGACCCATGTTAAATTCATTTGTTGCTCCATCACAGATAAAATTCTTAAACATTATCTTAGCAGAACCAGCAGTTGGTAACTGATAAACTTTAATTGCTACAGCATCTGAAATATGTCCTGGAACAATTTCTTCAGGAGCAGCACTGGTCAACGGAGTAACTAAGCCAGACCCTTCTAAAATAATGTCATCAGGTGCTATACCTGTTGCAGATGTCAGTGCTGTTCCTTCAAATGCTCCGCCACTTAACTGCGTATCGTACTCATTCTCAAGCGGAGTATAACTGCCATCGCTGGTACTCTTACGGAAGATAACTTTGTCATTTACATTAATTGTTAAATTTAAGTTAGGTAAAGTAAAGACCTGTGTGGTGCCATCACCGATAATTGGCGTCATTACTACATATGGCTTACCTGGCATCGGGTACGTTACAAACTCAGAATCGTCAATTCTTTGTCCGTTTACATACACGTTTATTTCTTCTCCGTCTGTAGGAGAATAATCTAAATCGTATGTATATTGTGATGCACCTGCTGAAAAGATTTTATCATCAAATGTAGCATCAAACGATTCCCATGCGTCTGGCGCAATGTCTTCTCCGTTTGTGCCTACCATCCAACCGCCTCTAACATTAAATCCTAATCCAGTTATCTGTGTACCACCGTAATCAATACCTGTCATTAACTGCGCAAGGTCTTTACCGTACATACCACTAGTTGGGTTGTAATAAAAATTAATTCTATCAGTTGCTGATAAGTGATTAAAATTCTTAGTGTACGTAACACTAACAATTTCGCCTTGAGCAGGAGCGGTTTCTAATATTAACACTCCGTAATAACTAGTAAATCCTCTACTAGCAGTTGTTTTAGTCTGCAGAGTATATTCGTTTCTTAACACATCAATGTTATTAACTGTTACAGAACTTGTACTACGATCTCCATTAGGACTAAATTTTAAAACAAATTGCAATTGTGAACCAGTTCCAGTAAATGTTTCTGTTTCTTCAAGCTCAGTAACTACATATGTTCTTGAAATTCTATCAAATTTAATTGCAATTTTATTAGATCTAACTACTTCGCTTTCAATTACCACTGCTGCACGGGCAGCAACGCCATCAACTGATAGTCCACCATCTATTATAATTGTCGGTGCTTTAAGATAACCTGTACCTTTTGATATTAATACAAGTCTATTAACACGACCATTAGCAATATAGGCTTTAGCTGTCGCGCCTGTCCCGTACCCGCCTTCAATTCTAACAACTGGATTACTTATATATCCAGAGCCACCGTCAACAAGTGCAATGCTTTGTACAGTGAAGCCAACATGATCGTACCAATGTTTCCATGGATACGATGTAATTTCTGGTGAAGATGTTTCAATTTCACCTGTAGAAGAAACTGTCACAGTCACTGGTGCAACTTCAAATTTAGAATTGATAGTTGGAATTAAATCAAAATCAGTAACTGAACTTTGTGAATATTCTATTCCAGTGTATGAACTTACATACTCACGAATTTGTGTCTTATAAGGCTTAACCTCTTTGATATAATCTTCAAAATTTTCTAAATTGTCATTGTTATACGTTACTTTCTGAGATAAGTTTCCTACATTGTGAGTTGCTTTTACAAAACTAGTTTTAAATGCCCAGTCAATAAAAGTTTGTTCATGTAGTGCATATCTTAAAGATGCAAAGAATAACTTCAAATATTCAACTTTAAATTCGTCAATAAGAATTTTATTTTTAATTGTATCAATAATTATTTTTAATTCAATGGTTGCTAGATCGTCATATTGTGCTGAATCAAATAACACACTATCGTATCCTATAGCCGAATAGTTGTAGAGGTTGCTAGAGAACTGTATCGTTCCGTTTTCACGGCCAACAACAGAATAGTTTTGCGTATAATCAATAGTGGCTATATTATTATATTTTTCTAGTAGCAGCCAGCCGCCTGATCCAATATTTTTAACTCGTACAATACTACCGACATTAGATTCTAATAGTGCCAATTGATATGTGTTGTCTACTAGATGATCAATTTTTGTAAATTGATTATATCCTGTAGCATACCAGTCCATGTAGTCCCAATATTTTGTTACATCAAAGGCTTGTCCTTTTTCTCTATCCCAAATTAATTCTGTACTATTCCATGTATAAGTAGTCCACTTATCAAAAGTGTTAGAGTCGCTTAATACCAGTACAGCAAACGGACGAACTGTAAATGTAGTGTTGGGTTGGTAGCCTTCTCCCTTATTGATTATTTCAACTCCCGTCACTTGGCCAGCCGCATTTATTTTGGTTTTAACTACTGCGTTCTTACCGGTTGAAGAAATAATTACATATGGAGCATTAACGTAGCCGCGACCTGCTGACACAATGTCTGCTCCAATAATTCTACCATTTTCAATAACTGGCGTTAAGCGGGCTTGTTCTAATGTTGCTACTCCCACAAAACGTAATTCAGCATTAGTGTCAATTGTTATATCCCACTGGCCAGTTACTGTACTAGGAGGAGAATTATAACCTTCTAGATCAGTTAAGTCGTAGTCATCAACAATTAAATTTGTAGCTAAAACTGCATTAACACGTTCAATGTATTGTTTTAGTGCTTCCACACGATTGATAAACATACTTTGACGAGGTCTAAAATTAATACCATATTGTTGCTTAAATGGTAATTTAATATCAGGTACTAGTCTATCGTTTTCATCTTTACCAACTAGACTATGAATCCATTTATTTTCAAGCTCAACAGGAAGTATAGTATTAGGATGCTCACTAATTATCTTCCACTGGCTGTGTGCGTTGGTGCCTATATAATCTAACGACACTGTCCAATATTGAACTGTTAAATTAAAATCAGTACTGTCTATTAGACCAGTAACATTTACTAGACTAAAAGAGTCAGCACCTGTTAGTGCAAGACATGAGTATCCTTCTGAGATAGGATCAGAAATTAATTTAGAAACATTGTATGCTGACAGTGATCTTCCAATAACATTAGGAGCAACAGTTGGATTCTTTACCCAATAGTAATAGGTATTTTGGAATGTTTTAGATACTGCATCATATCTCTTTTTAACGCTGTATACCGCATCGCCATAACGACTAGTTCCGCTTATACCTAAAGAGTTTCCTTTATCGGTAGGCGATAACTTGTCCCACTCCGAAGGTAAGTATTTTGTTTCTACCCATTCGTAAATATCAATGCTAGCAGTATCATATAAAGTATTCCATGTAGTTGATCGGTAAACAACTCCGCCTGCACGATTGTCTAAAAATCTAGCACGGGTCAAATCCCACCATAACATGCCAACTTGATCTTTAGTCCAATTCATTCCGTCATCAACATTAACTGTACTATTACCTACAGAATAAGTAGCTGGGTCAAAATATGTTTTATAACTAATTTCTTGATCAGCAGGTCCTGGAATCTTTCCTTGGCTTGCATCTACTACGTCTATGTAAGACGTTAAAACATTTTTAGTTCTATTATAAATAAATGCTTTTTTAATTTTATAAACATCAGGTCTACTAGTTTCTGTATATTCTGCAATCCACGATCTAGCAGTTAGCGGTCTTGTATAAGCGTATACTGAACCTTGACGATCATAAGTTAATGAATCTTCTGGAGCACTAATTAGAATATAATCGGTAGCTATTGCTATAGATGTTCCATATAGATCGATGCTAGTAGAATCAGAAGTAAGACTTTCGCCAAATATAAATTTAGTAGCGTATCTATCAAATATATCAACTCTACCAGAGTCTACTTGATAATCAACAATTCTTAATGTGTTATTATCAAACGTAGTTAAGCCACCTTCGATGAATGTTGTTAATTTTTCAATGTCACCGCTAGCTGAAAATATTACTAACGACTCATCGGTGTTCATAAAATTAACAGTGTATCCAAATTTTGCATTGAGTTCTTTTTTACTACTAACTATTGTTTGATGCAGATTAAAATTATCAGCTACATCGAATACAAAAACTTTTCCAGCATCTACACTATCGGCATCTGTAAATGGAGCACCAACTGCTAGGTACTTTCCGTTTGTAGATAGCGATATTGATTGCCCAAACTTGGCTCTTGCTGTTAAATCAACTGTAGTACTATCTAGGGTAGTTTCTAAAGTATATAAATTGTTAGCTAATCTATACACATAAACTTTCCCTTCATAAGATGATTCTGTATTAGCTAAATCTACAGGAGCAGATGCTACAAAAATATCTGCTGACTCGGAAAACGCAATATCGTATCCAAACAAATTCCTTGTGCCAGCAGTCTTAGGACTTGCATACGTAGTCCAAGAATTGCTAGTAAATTCATAAAAATATACTTTGCCTGTTTGCAGTAGGCCCGGAGCAGACACTGCAAGGATATACTGAGATCCGTTTTTAGTAAATGCTAATTTAGATCCAAACTGCTC